GACAATCTTGCAAACACCATGACAGCTAGATTAACCTTAGAACAATATCCTCAATCAGCATCAAATGTGCAAACTAGTGGATCAATTACTAGCACTACAGAAAAAATAAGTGTTAGAGGTAGAGGTAGGGCAGTTAAAATACGATATACAACTAATACAGTAGATGATACACCTTGGAGACTTGGTTCACAAAAATTAGAGATAAGACCTGACGGTAGAAGATAATGGCAAAAATTACAATTACTAGATTACCAAATGCGACACCAGAGTATGATCCTAGTCAGTTTGATCAAATGGTTAGACTGTTAGATCAAATAATACTCTTATTAAATACAAACTATCAACAAGATCTTAAAGAAGAAACAGAGTCGGAGGGCTTTTTCCTTGGCTAATACATTTAAAAGTGCAATGGTTGATATGACATCAACAGATTTAACAACTATAATAACAGTGCCAACAGCTAATCCAGGTGCTACACCTCCTGTGCCACCTACGACGGATGTAGTTAAATCTATTTTAATTTGTAATGACTCAGGAAGCACAACATTAGTAGATTTAGAAGTTGTTAGATCTTCTGCTACCTTTGAATTATTTAAAGCTAAAAGTGTTGCTACAAATACCACTACAGAATTATTATCTCAACCTCTTGTGTTACAAGAGTCTGATG